CTGGTGCGTTAATAGCTTATATAGGAAACTAATGGGACTTAGTTTAGGATTAGGCGCTTCTTCAAGCAGTTATACTAACGAGTATTTACCAACTAATATAAATAATTTAGTAGTGTGGCTTTCTACAGACACGCTAAACACATTAGACACTGTAAATTCAACTACGCGTGAAGTGCAAAGATGGACTAATAGAGCTGAAGATGGAAATGGAGATTTTAAATTCATAAATACAGATAGAGGACCAATAGCTAATGTTGCGCGTACTGAAATAACATTTTCAGGCACTACAGATGGAGACTCTTTAGTAGCAAAAGATGGAAACGGAAACAGTGTTGATGCTGAACTTACTTTTCAAGAAGGCTACACTATATGTATGATAGTAACAAATGAAGGTATGGATTCTGGATCTGTTTTTGCAGGATCATCTCTAAACATTGATAGTAGATTAACTTTTTTTGATACAGACGTTATTACAATGAAAACAAATCAAGGCACAACAACACAATTGTCAGCAGAAGGAATTAATGATGATCAATTTTTTTCTCTTATAATTGTTGTTGAAGATGGCCAAAGTAACAACTGCAAAACGTTTATAAATAACTCTCTAACTGACACAAACACTATAGATGAAGACTTTAATTTTGGTCAGTTAGGTGGTACTCTCGGTAGTTCTCTTAACAATGCACCTACAACAATCAAACAAGTGATAGTTTATGGTAAAGCTCTTAACGAAGAAGAGAGAAATGCTTTATACACAAACTATATTGCCCCTGCAATATAAATTAAATATTAACTTAAATTAAATAAAATGACAAAAAAAGAAGAGGTAGTGGACCTTAAACCACAAAAAGTAACTGAAGATCAGTTAAATAAAATACAAACCGTTGTAAGTAATATTAATAAGGCTCAAATGGAATTAGGTAGATTTGAGTCATCTAAACATAATTTACTACACCAAGTTCAAGGTTTACAAACTGAACTAAAGTCTATTCAAGATGAACTTGAAAAAGAATATGGAACTGTAAATATTAATATTGAAGACGGTACAATACAATATCCTGAAGATGGCGAAGCTGATAAGAAAGATTAGTGTAGGTAAAGATTATAAAAACGACGCAATGCATTATGCTGTTGGTCAAGAAGTATATGGTGGACATACTATTTGTGATATAATAGAAGAAGACGAAAAGTTTTCAATATATATTAGAAAAAACAAGGATGTGTTACCATGGAAAGACTTTAACAAAAACATGGCAGTGTCAGTTGAATATAATCTAGAGTACTAATGAAAAGCGTTTACAGCTTCGTTGTAACGCCTTTAGGTCAAAGATATAATAACGTAAAGAAGGTTGGAGATACAGAGTTAATTATTAACACTGAAATCTTCAACCATCAATACGTTAATAGAAAAGCAAAAGTATTATCAACACCTATAATTGGCAATACAGATATAGAAATAAACGATAACGTTATACTACACCATAACGTGTTTAGACGTTGGCATAATCAATACGGTATAGAAAAAAATAGCAAAAGTTATTTTGATGAAAATACTTACATAGTACAGCCTGATCAAATATTTTTATACAAAAGATTTTGGGAGTGGCACACACCAAAAGGTTTTTGTTGGGTAAAACCTATAAAAAACAAAAACAAATATAGTAATAGTAAAACACAAGAAAACATAGGTATTGTAAAATATACTGATGGTACTTTTAAAGTTAATGATCTTGTAGGTTTTACACCACAATCAGACTATGAGTTTGTTATTGATGGTGAGTTACTTTATAGAGTGTATACTAAATTTATTACAATTAAATATGAATATCAAGGAAACGAAGAAGCTTATAATCCAAGCTGGGCACAGAGCAGTAGAAGAGCTAATTAACGTTGCTAAAGAAAAAATTATTACAAACACAGAAGATGATGTTAGTGCTGATAGATTAAAAAATGCAGCAGCAACTAAAAAGCTAGCTATATTTGATGCTTTTGAAATATTAAATAGAATACAAGAAGAAGAAAATATACTTGATGGTAAGGAAGTTGAAAAAAGCAATAAAGTGTTTAAAGGCTTTGCTGAAGGTAGATCAAGATGAGTTACGAACAAACATTAGTTAAAATAATCGAACCTGTTAAACGTACGACTTTAACTCGTATGAACAGAAATAAAAAATGGCAATATGGATATAATAAAGAACACGATATTATCGTTATATCAAAAAACGGTACAGTTGGCGAAATCATTGAAATGCAAGGTTTACGAATTGCTTTACCTAAAGTGCCAACCAACGTGTACGTGCATGCCAAGCGTAAATGGCAAAAAATAGAATACCCAAAAAAATTATCTAAATTAAAAAATATATTTGACTGGCGATCATATCCTGAAGAACAAAAAGACAAATGGTATGATTATATAGACGAAGAATTTAAAAGAAGAGATGAAGGTTTTTGGTTTAACAACAACAATAAACCAACCTACATAACAGGTAGTCACTACATGTATTTGCAATGGACTAAAATAGATGTAGGTAATCCAGATTTTAGAGAAGCTAATAGGTTGTTCTATATATTTTGGGAAGCTTGTAAAGCTGATAAAAGATGTTATGGCATGTGTTACTTAAAAAATAGACGGTCTGGTTTTTCGTTTATGTCATCAGCTGAAACAGTTAACTTAGCTACTATATCAAGTGATAGTAGATATGGAATATTATCTAAAAGTGGAGCTGATGCTAAAAAAATGTTTACAGACAAAGTTGTACCAATATCTGTCAATTATCCGTTTTTCTTTAAACCGATACAAGATGGTATGGACAGGCCTAAGTCTGAACTTGCTTATAGGGTTCCTGCAAGTAAGTTTACGCGTAAAAAAATTACTGCAAACGAACAGCAGGAAGACTTGGTTGGACTTGATACTACTATTGATTGGAAAAATACAGGTGACAATAGTTATGACGGAGAAAAGCTTACACTGTTAGTTCATGATGAAAGTGGTAAATGGGAAAGACCTGATAACATATTAAACAATTGGCGTGTAACAAAAACTTGTTTACGTCTTGGTAGTAAAATAGTAGGTAAGTGTATGATGGGTTCAACTTCCAACGCCCTTGATAAAGGTGGAGACAACTTTAAAAAACTATACAATGACTCAGATGTATCAAGACGAAATCGTAATGGACAAACAAAGTCTGGCTTATATTCTTTCTTTATCCCAATGGAGTGGAACTACGAAGGATTTATTGATGAATACGGAGATCCAGTCTTTGATAATCCAAGTGATGATGTCTACGGCCCAGATGGAGAATTAATTGATTACGGTATTATAAATCATTGGCAAAATGAAGCTGATGGTTTAAAAAATGATCAAGACGCTTTAAACGAGTTTTATAGACAGTTTCCAAGAACTGAAGAGCACGCATTTAGAGATGAAGCAAAAAACAGTATATTTAATTTAGTTAGAATATACGAGCAAATAGATTATAATGACGGTATAAAACCACCTGTAAACACAGGTAACTTTCAATGGGTTAACGGCATAAAAGACAGTCAAGTAATATTTTACCCAGACCCAAAAGGAAGATTTAATATTAGCTGGGTGCCATCTAATAATTTACAAAATAAAATAATAATAAAAAATGGCACGAAATATCCTGGCAACGATCATATGGGTGCTTTTGGTTGTGATAGCTACGATATTAGTGGCACGGTAGATGGCAAAGGTTCAAAAGGATCTTTACATGGCTTAACTAAGTTTAGCATGGAAGATTGCCCACCAAATCATTTTTTTCTAGAATATATAGCAAGACCACAAACAGCTGATATATTTTTTGAAGATGTACTTATGGCTTTAGTATTTTATGGCATGCCAATACTCGCAGAAAATAATAAACCAAGGTTATTGTACTATTTACGAAGACGTGGTTACAGAGGTTACAGTATGAATAGGCCTGATAGATCTTGGAATAAGCTATCAACAGCTGAAAAAGAAATAGGTGGTATACCAAACTCAAGTGAAGACATTAAACAAGCACACGCTGCTGCAATAGAAATGTATATACAAGGTCATGTTGGTCAAATGCAGACAGGTAGTTTTGGTAGCATGTACTTTAATAGAACGTTAAATGATTGGGGTAGATTTGATATAAACAAACGTACAAAGTTTGATGCTACTATTAGTAGCGGTTTGGCAATAATGGCTTGCAATAGACATTTGTATAGACCAAACCCAAATATAGAAAAACAAAAATTAAACATAAATATAGCTAGATATAGTAATACTGGTTATAATTCTAAAATAATAAAATAAACATATGGCAGAGTCTGTTATAAAAAGTTATTTTCCAAGTCAAGCCGTAAGCGACGCTGAAAAGCTAAGTTATGATTATGGTTTGAAAGTTGCAAAAGCAATTGAAACCGAGTGGTTTTACAATGATTATAACCAAACAAGATATACAACTAATAAAAACAATTATCATAATTTAAGATTATACGCTAGAGGTGAGCAATCAATACAAAAGTATAAAGATGAGTTATCTATTAATGGTGATTTATCTTATTTAAATTTAGACTGGAAACCAGTGCCTATTATACCTAAGTTTGTTGATATAGTTGTAAACGGACTAGCTGAGCGTATGTACGATATAAAAGCATATTCTCAAGATCCGCTTAGCATACAAAAAAGAACAAAATACTTGCAAGATATTTTAGATGACATGAGCTTGCAAAGTTTAAACGAGTACAACAGAGAGGTATTCAACATTGACACAACTAAAAGTGGTTTATTAGAACTTCCAGAAACTCAAGAAGAAGTTCAACTTCATATGCAATTAAAATATAAGCAAGGTGCTGAATTAGCTGAAGAACAAGCTTTGTCTGTTTTAATGGAAGGTAATAACTACGAGTTAACTAAAAAACGTTTTTATTATGATTTAACAGTTTTAGGTATTGGCGCTGTAAAAACTAATTTTAACACATCAGAAGGTATTACTATAGAATATGTAGATCCAGCTGATTTAGTTTATTCATATACTGAGTCACCATACTTTGACGATTTATACTACGTTGGTGAAGTTAAAAAAATACCTATAAACGAATTAGCTAAACAATTTCCTTTTTTAACACAAGAAGATTTAGAAGATATTTTAAAAAATAAAAATTATCATCAAACAAACTATAATCAAGGCTCTGCTCAGTATAAAGAAATAGATACTAATAAAGTTCAAGTTTTATATTTTAACTATAAAACATATATGAACGAAGTTTACAAAGTAAAAGAAACTGGTAGTGGTGCTGAAAAAGCTATAGAAAAAGACGATACTTTTAACCCACCAGAAGATAAAGAAGGTAATTTTACTAGATTACAAAGAGCTGTAGAAGTAATATATGAAGGAGCTATAATACTTGGTACTAATAAATTATTAAAGTGGGAAATATCCAAGAACATGTTAAGATCTAAAAGTGATTTTAACAAAGTTAAAATGAATTATAGCATAGTTGCTCCACGTATGTACAAAGGTAAAATAGAAAGTTTAGTTAGACGTATAACTGGTTTTGCTGATATGATACAACTTACACATCTAAAACTACAACAAGTTATGGCGCGTATGGTGCCAGACGGTGTTTATTTAGATGCTGATGGACTAGCTGAAATAGATTTAGGTAATGGAACAAATTATAGTCCGCAAGAAGCTTTAAATATGTTTTTCCAAACAGGTTCTGTTATTGGTAGATCTTATACAGGAGATGGCGATATTAACGCTGGCAAAGTACCTATACAAGAAATAACGTCTGGTAACGGTGGTGGTAAAATATCAGCCCTTATAGCTAATTACAATTATTACTTACAAATGATTAGAGATACTACCGGGCTTAATGAAGCTAGAGATGGTAGTATGCCAGACAAAAATGCTTTAGTAGGTATACAAAAGATGGCGGCAGCTAACTCTAACACAGCAACAAGACATATATTACAAGCTGGTTTATTTTTAACTGCTGAAACTGCAGAAAAACTTTCTTTAAGAATATCAGACGTTTTAGAATATTCACCAACTAAAAACGCTTTTATGCAAGCTATTGGCGCTAGTAATGTTTCTGTTTTAGACGAGTTAAAAGAATTATATCTTTATGACTTTGGAATATTTATACAATTGCAACCAGACGAAGAAGAGAAAGCTTTGTTGGAAAACAATATACAAGTAGCTTTATCACAACAGACTATTGAGCTTGAAGATGCAATTGATATTAGGGAGGTTAAAAATCTAAAACTTGCAAATCAATTACTAAAATTACGTAGAAAAAAGAAAATTGCAAGAGATCAGTTAATGGCTCAAGAAAATATACAAGCGCAAGCAAATGCAAATGCACAGGCTCAACAAGCTGCTGCAGCTGCGGAAGTTCAAAAAAATCAAGCAATAACACAAAGCAATATACAGTTAGAGCAAGTTAAAGCTCAATTAGACTCTAATAAAATAACTCAAGAAGTAATAGCTAAAAAAGAATTAATGCAATTAGAGTTTCAAATGAACATGCAGCTTAAAAGTTTAGAAGTTGAAGGACAAAAATCTAAAGAAAAAGAAAAAGAAGATCGTAAAGACGAAAGAACTAGAATACAAGCTAGTCAGCAAAGTGAATTAATCGATCAAAGAAATAGCGGAAAACCACCTAAAAAATTTGAGTCTTCAGGTAATGATATATTAGGAGGCGGTTTTAATTTAGGCGGTTTTGAACCTAGATAACAATTATTAATTATTATTATATTATATTATGGCAAAAAAGAAAAAAGAAACTGTAGCCGAAGAGGCTACTAAAGACAACGTGACAAAAGTTAGTCTTAAAAAACAAAACAATAATGACGAAGTCATTAAAGTAGATTTAACTAAAAAACCAGAAACAGATGCCGTTCCAGAGCAAAGCACAGATGAGGTTCCTGTACGCGACGAACAAAAAGTTAGCGGAGAAGTACAAGAAGAAAACGAAAAAGTCATTGAAGAACTTACCGGAGAAAGTGAAGAAGTCACCGAGCAAGTTCAAGATGAAACACCCGTTATTGAAGAAATAACAGACGAACAAGTTGAAGAAAAAACTGAAGAGTTAGTTGAAGAAACTAAGGAGGCTATAGCTGAAGCTCAAGAAACAGGTAAAGATCTACCAGAAAATATACAGAAGTTAATTGACTTCATGGAAGAAACTGGTGGTGACGTCGAAGACTACGTAAGACTTAATCAAGATTACAGTAAGTTAGACGACAATACTTTATTAAGAGAGTATTATAAACAAACTAAAAAACATCTTACAGATGAAGAGATTAGTTTTTTAATGGAAGACTCGTTTTCATATAATGAAGAAGAAGACGAAGAAAGAGATATAAAAAGAAAAAAATTAGCGTTTAAAGAGCAAGTTGCCAGCGCTAAAAGCCACTTAGACGGGCAAAAGTCTAAATACTATGAAGAAATTAAAGCTGGGTCAAAGTTGACCTCTGAACAACAAAAAGCTATTAACTTCTTTAATAGATACAACAAAGAATCAGAAGAGAATCAAAAAGTTGTAGAACGTCAAACTAAAGCTTTTAAATTAAAATCTGACAATTTATTCAATAAAAACTTTAAAGGTTTTGAATACAATGTTGGTGATAAAAGATATAGGTTTAACGTTAAAAATACAAACGAGGTAAAAGAAACTCAAAGCGACATTAATAATTTTGTCAAGAAGTTCTTGAACAAGAACAATGAAATGGAAGATGCTGCGGGTTATCACAAGTCTTTGTTTACGGCAATGAACTCTGATGCTGTTGCTAAACATTTCTACGAACAAGGTAAAGCTGATGCTTTAAAAGAAAGTATTGCTAGATCTAAAAATGTTGATATGAATCCAAGACAAGCTTTTGGTGAAGTTGAAGCTGGAGGTGTAAAAGTAAAAGTATTGGGTGATAACTCTAATGATTTTAAGTTTAAAATTAAAAATAAATAACAAATTTAAAATTACAAAATTATGGCAATTAATGGAGGTACTAATTTGAACAGTGTACCTGCTTCACAAAAGCAGATACTTGCTACAAATTATTTAGACTTTACGGGTACTGCTAACTCGTGGGGACAACAATACCTGCCAGATTTGATGGAAAAAGAAGCTGAGGTTTTCGGACCAAGAACAATTTCTGGTTTCCTATCACAAATCGGCGCAGAAGAGGCTATGACATCTGATCAAGTTGTCTGGTCTGAGCAATCAAGATTACACTTATCTTACAAAGGTAAAATAACTACACAAAATCAAATTATTATTGAATCTGATATTGATGAAACTGGTGGTTTTACAGCTGCTAATCATGGTATTAGACACAATGATACTGTAATAGTTTCAAACGCTAATGGTATATTTAAGTGTATTGTAACTACTATATCTGGAGCTACTGTAACTGTAGCAAGATATGATGACACTAATCTAGCAACAGCTACTACTCCAAAAGGAACAACAGTACTTGTTTATGGTTCTGAGTATGGAAAAGCTACTGGTTACTATGATGACGGTGGTACTAACAAAGACCTATTAACTCGTGGAGCTAATGAGCCTGACTTCAAAACTTTTACTAATAAGCCGATTATTATGAAAGATTACTACGAAGTATCTGGTTCTGACACTTCAAGAATTGGTTGGGTAGAAGTTTCAACTGAAGCTGGTCAAGGTGGTTTCTTATGGTACTTAAAAGCAGAATCTGATACTAGATCACGTTTCAACGATTATATTGAAATGTCTATGTTAGAATCTATTCAAGCTTCTGGTACTAACGGTGTTGATGACTTTCTAGATGTTAACAGTGTTGCTGCAACTAGCGCTGGTACTCAAGGTTTATTCGATGCTATTGAAGATAGAGGTAACGTAACTACTGGTGTAACTGGTGTTAATGCTGCTACTGATTTAGCTGAGTTCGATGCAATACTAGCTGAGTTTGACAAGCAAGGTGCTATTGAAGAGTATATGATGTTTGTTAACAGATCAACTAGCTTAGCTATTGATGATATGTTAGCTTCAATGAATACTTACGGTGCTGGCGGTACATCTTACGGTGTATTCAACAACTCTGAAGATATGGCGCTTAATTTAGGTTTCTCTGGCTTCAGAAGAGGTTCTTATGACTTCTACAAGTCTGACTTCAGATACTTAAATGACAAAGCTACAAGAGGTGGTATTAACGCTGCTAATGCTGCTAATGCAATTAGAGGTGTCATGATACCTGCTGG